GATTTGGCATCCAACACGAGTATACATTGTATATTCGATGGAGTCCTTCTTCGGCCAGAAGAAGCGATAAACTGTTACATCACGCTTGATACCGATAACTACGTTATTTGGGAATGTCAAGTGGACATCTCCAAGATCATTGTCAGCGCCCTGAGTCTCCTTCAATAGAGGAACTTCAACAATTGGAATACCAAATGCGAATGGAGCTGTGAATCCAGCTGGACCACCAAGACCTGCGGTCTCACCACGGATAATGCTTGCAGCAATATCTTGTGGGTTGACGTTAGAAATATTCTGAGATGTAGAATATAGATAATCTTGGATCAAGTTAGATCCTGACAAGAAGCGGAGATCTGGTCTGCGCTGCTTGTACTTACGTGGCATAGCCTTAAGTGCATTATTAAATACAGAACGGTCAATTACTGCACCATCTGCATCAACAACGTGGCCGTTAGCCTTAGCAATCTTTACAATGCCGTCAAAAGCCTTGTATAGGTTGTCTGAGGTAAGGGAGGTATCTCCATTAAGGACTACGTCCTCAAGGTCATTACCTGCCTGTGTTGCCATAAGTCTTGCAATATGATCTTCGAGATCGGCACCTTCAATATTGTCTTCTAGAGACTCTGTCGAAAGCTCCCAATCCAAACGAAGCTTCTTTGTTGTGAGAGAGATCTTTGAGAATTGTACAGCAGAATTGCTGCCAGTATTCTCAGCTTCAGCGGCAAGCTTCATAAGCTTCTCGCCAACGCCAATACGATCTATCTCTGTAGTATCAGCTCGCATGCGAACTGTACGTGCTAATTTTCCGACTACTGTTGCATCGAACATGTAGTCAAGGAATCTTGCAGATTGCTCAGGATTGAGCAATCCACCCTTACCCTCGGAACCGACGTGGATTCCAGTGGTGGGGTCTGCTGCTCCAGTCATACTACCTGTTAGGGTTGTATCTGCTGCAGCTGCTTTAGCTAATAGTTCATTACTCATTAGTTATTTCACCTACCCTTATTTAATCAATTCACTAACGGAACCGAGGAAAGTGCCGTTCCATTTTGATTTCTTTATTGTTACTTCCTGTGACCCGCCAAGGTCAGAGGACTTCTTAATTGCAGTCTCTGATTCGACTGCGTCTACTCTCTTCTCGACACCATCAATGGTGTTCTTGATAGCATTTACTGCTTCTGAGAGTGCTGTGTGCTTTTCTGCTAATTCTGAAATTCGAGCATCTACGCCCTTGCTAAACGTTTCAACAGTTTCTTTAATTGCTGAAACCTGAGCGGCATTTGCCTCAGAGGCCTTTTCCAAAGTCTCCGAGAAGAAGCCCTTAAGGTCGCCTAGCATTTTTGCAAAATCAGGTTCTACAACCTCTGTTGCTTCGGCTGCTGTTTCCAGAACTTCGGCAGAAGTGTTTTCTTCTGTAGAGACTACCTCTTCAGACTTTTCTACTTCAACTACTGGTGCTTCTACTACTGCTTCAGCCTGAGCTGGAGTCTCGCTTCCTGGCACACGTAATTTTTCGACAGTCTCTTCGGTAGCTGTTGTGGTTTCTAAATTTTCCACTTCATTACCTCCTTCTGCGTTTGCCTGTTTTGCAATTTTTACATCAGGCAACGTGTTTAATCTTGACTTGTGTAAATCAAGAATCTTATCTATTTCTTTTGACTTGTTAACGTCATTTGATTCCACCCATCCAATAAGCTCTGTCTTCTTACCTGTAACTGGTGAAATATACTCAGCTTCTGTTGACATAAATACAGAATCGCTTTCTGCACAATAAAAAATATTTTCCATTTTAACATCTGCAGCTATGCCTTTGAAAATCATTTGACCATTGACTTTTTCAATTGACAATATGTTGCAAAGTTCATTTGCTGGAGAATCTACTATTGATAATTCAACAAGTGAGTAATCTTTAATGAAGCGGACGCTTTGTCCTGTAGACTTGTTTACTTCTGTATCTGAGTCTATAATCTTTCCGCCGATTGAAAATCCTGTTAGTGTACCATCAAGAACTTTTTCCCAAGTATCTTGTGCGCCTTTTGAAATATATGCATCAACATATACTCCATTATAAAATTCTTTTGTTTTTGGATCATAGTATGTTTCTGGTCTAAAAGATGCAACCTTACCAACAGCCATTGGTTGGTGCATTTCTCTAAGATTTCCACGGAAGCTTTCAAACGCTTTCATGCTTGCTTCCTGCGTGACCACATCGCCAGTCTGATCAAGGTTGTCTAATGTTGCGAACCCTGAGACTGTTCTTTTTTCTCGGTTGACCTTCGTAAATGGAACCGATAAATTAATAACGTTTCCATTAGAAGACCAATGTGATTTTTCAATGGTCATATGTGTATATTATAGGCTTTTATATATCTAAAGGCAAATAACTAGTCGAGTAGGACTACTCAACCTGTCTGCCGTCGCCCTTTGCATTTCTGCCTTCCCCTGAATTATCTGGAGAATTTGCGGCACGTTCTCCGTCCCTTGCTCTACTTTGCATTGCCTGAGCTTTAATTTCGGCAGCCTTGGCAGCTAAATCTACCACCTCATCGCCACCTTCTCTTGGGACCATACCCTTTCTAATTCTAATTTCATTAGGGGTAATTACTTGTAATCTCAAATATCTTTCATCAATCTTAGACTGAGTATCTTCATCAGTCAAACTTAATTCATTGAATTTAAGTACTAAAGCATCTGTCATTTCCTGAATAATTTTATTTAATTTCTTTTCAAGAATATCCTGTGCTGGAGCACATACCTGCTCTTTAAATGTTTTATCTGCATCACGGGCATTTGCAAGAGATATTCCAGTAGCCGTTCCAACTTTGTTAATTGGAACTCTATGGGCCATTAATATTTCATCTCTATTTGCTTGACGATATACGTTAAATGATGACTCTTGTGCGCCCGCCTCAATTGGCTCCATTTTAAATTCAGTTTTAGAGTCTGGAGAATCTGGAGGAAGCGGAATATATAATGATCTATGATTCTTGCCACGAAGTCCTACCTGGAAAAATTCTAATAATTTACGCTCAGATTCTGGAGATAATTTAGCGCCCTTAACGGTAATAATATAACGAGGCACTGCCTTATTCTCAAAATAATCTAAATTATATTTACCTGCAAACTCGTTTCCAGCCATTGCATTTTGTGCTGCAATAATATCTGGAATTCCATAATAGTTATTTTTAGGAGTATACTTCTTTAAATGAATAATTTCATTAGGACGGTCAGTTGCGCCTGCTACTGGATTAGGGGTCTCTGTGTCTCCAAAGTTGCGGAAGAATACAGCCTTGCCATACAGAAGCTGCACAAAACCGTCTCTAAGGCGTCTTACACGCATTGTCTTTGATGGTATGTGTCCGATGTACCCTATCTTGCCAGCAGTGGTTCTACCGACCTCTAGATAGCCATTACCAGTGGCTTCTACGTCAGTGTAGAACTTTATAAGGGTTTCTTTAAATGTTTCTTCTTCATTGCAATCTTCAAGCCATTCATGTAAATCTTGTTTAATTCTATTTAATTTTCTACGGGCTCTTTCTAATTGTTTTTCATCATCAATTGAATCTAGCATGTCTGTAGTTTTTCTTGACTCAATAAAGTCAAAACCTAATCCTACAATATTAGAAACCTTAGCATTAATTGCTGCATAATTATATGGGGAAATTTCGTATATTGTAGACAAATAATCTAAATTATATTCTGGCATTACGAGATCAAATAAGGCATACCCGCTTACCGCCTGCTGAATTAATAATTGTTGTGTTCCAGTACCTTCAGATCCAACAAACTTTTTCTGTATATCTCGACTTGCCTTCCTACGCAATGCTGGGCTAAGTCCAGAAAGCTTTAATAACTCTTCACCTTCTAAAGAAAATGGATCATCATTTTTCTGAGTTATTGTAGAATTAAATCTAACCCAATCCGCAGCATTAGATATTTCTACATCATTTGATGGTGTGTCTTCTACATACTCAATCATTTTTTGCCCTTCCTTAATTTAGCCATTTCGTCTTTGTATACGCCGATATCTAATGGATCTGGGGTAAGCCCCCATCTTAATCTTTGTTTTTGATACTCAAAT